CCTGAAGGATTACATCAAGGACGAGAGCATCGACAAGAGCAACAAGTCCATGGTGGTGGATTGGTACTACAAGAAGCGGTCCGGCACTAAGAAGGTGCTGCATTATGTGAAGTTCTGCAATGGTGAAGTGCTGTATGCCAGCGAGAACGACACAACGCGGCCAAAGAAGCAGGTCACCACACCGATGGATGATGCCGCTATGGAGATTGGCGCTGAACCACAGATCATGGAGGTGGACGCAGGGCCCAGCGTTGCGGAGCGCGGTTGGTACGATCACGGGATGTATCCGTTTGTGCTGGATATCCTGTTCCCGCTCCCGGACAGCATATGGGGCTTTGGATACATCGATATCTGCCGGTCTCCGCAGATCTACATTGACAAGCTCGATCAGGCCATACTCAAGCATGCGGTTCAGCTCGCACGCAATCGTCATTGGGCGAGAGCGGACGGTAAAGTCAACGAGGCCGAGTTCACCGACCTTAGCAAGGACATCGTGCACTATGAGGGCAGCGGCAGGCCGGAGGATATCGTTACTCCGATACAGGTCGCGCCGCTGGACAGTATCGTCGAGAACGTGCGGATCAACAAGATCGACGAGATGAAAGATACCACCGGCAATAAGGAGTGGAGCCAGGGCGGTACCGCATCCGGCGTCACGGCGTATGCGGCCATTGCGGCGCTGCAGGAGAGCGGCAGCAAGACCAGTAGGGACGGCAATAAGGGTTCGTATCGTGCGTGCGAGGACGAAGATTACCTGATGATTGAGCTGTTCAGGCAGTTCTACACCGAAGACCGGTATTTCCGTATTACGAACAAGACCGGTGATATCAGCTTTAAGACCTTCAACAATCAGAACATCGCAGCTTACGCGACCGGACCTGACGGCATAGTACAGGAAGCGAGCCGTGTGCCGATATTCGACGTGAAGGTCGTGCCGCAGAAGTCCAGCCCGTTCAGCACGGCTGCGCAGAATGAACGCGCTGCCGATTTCTACAAGATGGGGTTCTTCAACCCGCAGATGACTACGCAGGCGCTCGCGTGCCTTGAAATGATGGATTTCGAGGGCATTGAGCAGGTGCGCAAGCGAATCAGCGAAAACGGTACGCTGCTGCAGCTCGTCCAGCAGATGCTGCCGATTATGCTCAACATGGCGATTGAGCTCGATGGGTTTAAAGGAAATAAGCCTGAGATGGGGTACGCTGCAATGGTGCTGCAGGTGATTCAGCAGTATGCACCGCTTTTAGGCGCTGCCATGCCGCAGATGACAGGAGCACCGACTGGCGAGATGCAGGTCAACCCGCTCGGTCAGGCGTTCCCGCAGCCAAGAGTGAATACCGGCGATGCTGCCAAGGCCGAAGTGGTACGGCAGAGTACGCCGAGAGCATAAGGAGGAGATCATGACACAGGCACGGTTTAAGATTCTGGATGGGGTATTCGAGGCGAAGATCAGCGGTCACGCGGGGTTTAATCCGGGAAACGACCCGCTGTGCGCGGCACAGTCTATCCTCGCAATGACGCTCGCGCAGTGCATGCTGGTCGAGAAGGAGCAGGGCACGTTTGACCCGGAGCAAGGCGGCGCATGGGAGTACAGCGTGGAGCCCAAGGACGGGTTCTTCTACATGAAGGTGACGCCGGTACCCGATGCGATGTATCGCGTGGAGGACGCTTTCATGTTCGCGGCAACAGGGCTGGCGCTGATGGCAGGTAAGTATCCGCAGTTCATCCAAACCAAAGTATTCGTGGAGAGCGAGGATATCGGGCCTGAAACCGTATCCCATAATGTGCACTAAAACATCGCAGAAAAGCAGGGAGAGAAAACACCCTGCTTTTTTTATGCTGATGATGCTGAAGGCCTGCCAACCCGAAGCTGACTCCAGAAAGATGTGAACGGTGGGAAGTACCACTACACTTCGGTAAGACGATGGAAGGAGACCCATATGAGACCTTTGATGTTCAAAAGCCTTGTTGACCTCAATTTGCGACTGTTCGACGGTGCGCCTGCTCCTGCAGCTCCGGCACCGGCAGCTCCTGCACCAGCTCCCGCGCCTGCTTCAAGCAAGCGGAGAGGACAGGAAGTCACCTATGGAAAGCTGCCCGGAGAGCCTGCGGACAAGGGTACCAAAAGCGATACCATCATCGAGCAACAGGGCAACAACGACGCGACGCGGCGCGCAGAGTGGGACAGGCTGATTAAGTCTGAATACAAGGACCTTTACGGCGAGTATACGCAGAAGATGATCGACACCCGGTTCGCTCGCACGAAGACTCTTGAGGAACAGGCAACAAAGCTGGAACCCATTCTTGAGGCGCTCGGTGTAAAGCTCGGCGTTGACCACAAGGACCTCGAAAAGCTGTCAGCGGCGATTGACGAGGATGAGAGCTTTTGGGAGGAAGCTGCGGAGAAGGAAGGCATGACTGTAGCCGCCTTCAAGAAGTACCAGAAGGCACTGCAGGAAAAGGCTGTTGCAGATGCTGCGACGGCTGCTATCAAGCAGAAAGAAGCGACTGATGCTGCAAAGTCCCGGATATTGCAGCAGGCCGCCGAAACCAAGGCGCAGTTTCCGAATTTCAACCTTCAGGCTGAGATGAACCATCCTGAGACCGGCGCGAAGTTTAAATGGCTGCTGAACGTGCTGAGCACAACCGATGCGTATAAGGCCATTCACAGTGAGGAGATCGCAAGGGGAGAAATCCAGCGAGCCTCGCAGGCCGCCGCGAAATCGGTACAGGACAACATCAAGGCGCGCGGTATGCGCCCGGCAGAAAACGGTCTGGCAGGTGGAGCATCGGCACCGCTTCACAAGCCCGATCCGAGCACTTGGACGAAACAGGATAGGGACGAGATCGAGCGGCAAGCATTAGCGGGAAAGACTATCCGGTTTTAAAGGGTTGTCTCCCCGCATGAGAGGAGAAGTCCCTATGAAGAAGTACCTTTTTACCCTTCTGCTTACGCAGGTGATGGTAGACCTGAATCTCCGTCTGTTTGACACTGATACTCAGGTCACCTCGCTCGCAACGGAAGGTAACGACTTAAGTCCTGAAATGCGCACGTACTATCAGAACAGGCTGATCGACCACTCGGAGCCCAAGCTGTTGCACAGCATGTTTGCGCAGAAGGCACCGATTCCGTCCGGCAGCGGCAAACGCACCGAGTTCCGCAAGTACCCGCCCCTCAAAAAGGCGCTTACGAAGCTGACGGAAGGCGTGACGCCTCCGGGCAACAAGCTTGACTACACGACCCTTTCGGTCGAGGTCGACCAGTACGGCGACTACACCCGTATTTCGGACGTACTGAAAACGACCGCCGTCGATTCGCAGATCCTCGTTGCGACGAAGCGGCACGGCTCTCAGGCTGGCCGGACGCTGGACACCGTGCACCGCGAGGTGCTTACGGCTGGCAGCGTGAAGATCATGGCCCCTGAAGTTGCCTCTGACGGCACGGAGACCGATGTGCTGCTCCGTGAAGACGTAACGGCCGGCTGCTATCTCACGTCTGACGTGCTCGACTATGCGGCGGCGACGCTGGAACGCGAGAACGCGGAAAAGGCAGTGGATAACTGCTGGGCGTGCATCATCCACACCGACATCAAGCACGATCTCCTGCGGGAGCTGGGTGAGGGCGGGTGGCTGGATGCCGCGAAGTATGCGTCCCCGGAGAACATCGCCAAGGGCGAGCTGGGCATGTACAACAGCATCCGGTTCTTTGCTACCACCGAAGCAAAGATCATCGGGCCTGCGGATATGCTCGGCATCGAGGGATACAACCGCACGACGCTGAACGCGCTCGTGGACGCCAGCACGGACATTTATCCTGCTGACCCGTTCACTGCGGCGCAGGCTGCTGTGGTTACGGCGGCTATCGCTGCCGGCGCGGTGTATACGATGTACGTCGACGAGGTGGAGTGCACGGTTGCGTCCGTTGTCGGCGGCGCAGTGGGTACCTGCAAGATCGTGCTGACCGAAGCGATCACGGCTGCGGCCGGTGATATGGTCTGCGGTACCGGTGCCGGAAAGGATGGCTCTGCCATCTACTGCACGATGATGCTCGGCGCTGACGCTTTCGGCGTCACGGAGATCGAGGGGCTCGGCCTCGAACACATCGTCACGCAGCTCGGTTCCGCTGGCTCGGCTGACCCGCTGAAACAGCGTTCGACCGTGGGCTGGAAAGCGACTGCTGCGGCGATCAGGCTCATGGAGGAGTACATGGTGCGTATCGAGCATACGTCCAAGAAATTCCGCCTGAAGGCCGTCAGCAACCTGTATTAGAACCTGCTGACAGGGGAGGACGTTCAGGGCGCGTTGCCTCTCGCCCTCCCCATAACATTTTAAGGAGGTAGTTATGCCTGCGAAAACCAATACTGAACTGAACGCCGACATGGAAGCGGCAAAGAAGGCATCCGATAAGGTGATGACATCCGAGCAGGAGCAGCTGAAAAAGCTCAAAGAGGAAAACGCACGCATGGCGGCGCAGCTCAAGGCAGCCGGCGTGGCCTCTGAGGCCAAAACGCCCGGGCTGGTGAAGACCAAGGACATCAAGAAGCGGCGTGACCCCTACGAGAAGGTGCCGCTGGAGCTGTACTTCGGTAAGGACTACAAGGAACCGCTCCACGTTAAGGTCGGTGATTTCGATCAGAAGATTCCGCGCGGCGTGTGTGTGATGGTTCCGTACTATGTCTGGAAACATGTCAAGGAGATGGAGGCGCAGGACGCCAACACCATCCGGATCGTTGAAGGGCTGGTAGAGGAATACGAGCGCGTGAAGCTCGCGCTGGGGATTACGGCTTAGCGACCGGGAGCGCAATGCTCCCATCATGGGGGTAAAGGAGCGCGTATCGCTACCTGTACGCACTCGGCGGGGAATACCCGCCTTCCCCCTCCCTTTTATGGAGGCTGTTATGAAACTGAGCGAGGCTGTAACCCTGATTGGCAGCGTAGTGCCGCACACGCATACCACCGATGAGATCACGCGCTGGCTTTCCAACGCGGACAAGCTCGTGTGGATGGAAGTGATACGCAACTTCGACGAAACCGCTATCGTGGAGGAATACGACGAGGACGGCGAGCTGATTACCGATATGCCGGAGCCTGCCGCGTATGTGTACGCGGACGATGGTGACACGGAGCTGCTTGTGCCGGATGCGTACAGCGATTTCTATCTGGATTATGTGGCGGCGCAGATACATAAGTACCGCGGCGATATCACCCGGTACAACAACAGCGTGATCTCGTACAAGACCAACTTCGACAACTATGCGGCCATGTACACGAGGACGCACATGCCGAAGCAGGAGTACTTTTTCAGCGTATAGGAGGACACCATGCCCGGATATTTACCGCTACTGGATGACGTGACCCGCGACCGGAAGACCATAGCCGCTTTCGGCGGGTACAACCATAGTCCTCAAATTGCAGACAACGAGTTCGATGGCATGAAGAACATGTCATCGTCTTATTATCCCCGCATTTCCACGCGTAGTAAGCGTGGCATTTTCACGGAGATCGCCAATCCTTACGGTCTTGCGGCAAAGTCCAACCTGTTTTGGGTGGATGGATCCACGCTATACCACAACGGCGTGGCCGTGGAAGGGCTCACGCTGGCCGAAAACGCGAAGCAGATGGTATCCATGGGCGGATACCTGCTGATCTGGCCGGACAAGAAGTACTACAACACCGCCGATCAGACTTACGGAAACCTTGAGGCGTCCATCACCATCGACACGCAGGTGATCTGTACACTGACCAAGGCAGACGGAGCAGCCTATGACACGCCAACCGTTAGCGATACGGAACCTGCTGCGCCCGAAGACGGTGATCTTTGGCTGGATACGTCCGTATCCCCGCACGCGCTCAAACAGTTCAGCGATGTAACGGATACATGGGTGCCCGTGGTGACCACGTATGTGAAGATCAGCGCGACGAACATCGGCAGCCTATTCAATCAGGGCGACGGGGTGACGATCAGCGGCATCAGCGAGGCTTCCCTGAACGGAGATATCATCCTGCAGGCCGTGGATGATGACTACATCGTCGTGATCGGCGTCATTGATGAGGCTGTCACGCAGGATGGCGGCGTGACGGTCACGCGCAGCGTTCCGGCCATGGATTTCGTGACCGAGAACAACAACCGCGTGTTTGGCTGCAGCAGCGCGAACCATGAGATATACGCCTGCAAGCTCGGAGACCCGTTCAACTGGAAGGTGTACGCTGGGCTTTCCACGGACGCATGGGCGGCGACCATCGGCAGCGACGGCGATTTTACTGGCGCGTGCACGTATAACGGCAATGTGTATTTCTTCAAAGAGGATCTGATGCACCCGGTATATGGGAACATCCCGGCAAACTTTCAGTATGATACAGTTCCCTGCCGCGGCGTTGAGAAAGGCAGCGAGAGGAGCTTGGTGATCTGCAATGAGCGACTTTTTTATAAGTCTCGTAGCGGCGTTTGCATGTTTGATGGTTCTGCTCCGATTGAAGCGTCCGCCGCCCTGGGCGATGTAAGGTATCGTTACGCTGTAGCCGGCGCGGTTGGCAACAAGGTTTATATGAGCATGAAGGGGCCGGACGATAATTACAACCTGTTCGTTCTGGATACGAGGCAGGGACGATGGCACCGCGAGGATGATACCCACGCGCTCTACTTTGCAACGCACGAGGGTGAGCTGTTTTACGTGGACGCGGATACCAACATGCTGATGACGGTTGGCGGCAGGCTTTCTGTACACGCGGACGGTGTGACATATGACGCCGTGAACGGCGCAGCGGAAGAAGATTTCGCGTGGTTCATCGAGACCGGCGATATCGGGATTGTGATGCCCGACAACAAGTTTATCAGCAACATCGAAATTAAGATGTTCGTGGAGACCGCGCAGGAAATCCACGTGGGTTTCCAGTATGACGGCGCCAGCACATGGGATGAGCGCGTGGCGCTTGCTTTTACGGCTATGCGCACGGTGAAGCTGCCGATCATCCCCCGGCGCTGCGAGTACATGCGCATGAAGATCAGCGGTACCGGCGCGGCGCAGATCATTGCGATCACGAAGATCATGGAAATGGGTGATAACTGATGGCCGTCAACCTGCCGTTTCCGGGAGGGAGTGCTCCTGCGGATATCAGGGCATACCTTGTCAAGCTCGTAAACGACCTGAACCGGGCGCTCAACAATATCGACACGGGGAATTTGAGCCCTGCGCTCAGCAAGGCCGTTAGTTCGTATGCGTCCGGTGCGGATACCGCGCAGCAAATCGCAACGCTTCTGAATAAGGGCGAGATACCCAAGAGTGCGAATGTCCGCAAGCTCTACACGGAGCTGCGCACGGAGGTTTTTGCGAACGTCGAAAACGTGGAGGCGACGTTCGCCAGTTTGATCGAGCAGACCAATTCTGAGATCAGGGCATACGTACAGGCAAACTACATCGGTACGGATGATGCTACGGTGCTGCAGGAAACGCTCACGTCGCTGATTGCGCAGACGGCGGAGCAGATCAGGCTTGAGTTCACGACGATGGGAGAGGTCAACGCGGATGCGATATCGGCGCTGTCCGTACTGTTCAGCACATACTTTGCTTTTACCGTAGATGGGTTGGAGATCGGCGAGACCGGCGACGGCGCCAGCGATATCGTCACCCGCATCAGCGCCGACCGCATCGAGTTCGTCATCCGGGATACGGACGTGGTGGTGGCGTACATTGACGCTGGGGACGAGAAGATGCATATTGCATCCGGAACCTTTGAGCATCTTGTCGCAGGTATATCCGGGGCACAGCGCGTCGAGGTCGGCTATAATGCCGCGTTTGAGCCCTATGTGATGTTCTACGACAACGCAGGCAATCAGGCGATGACCATATTGAAGAACAGCATCGACTACGGCAATGGCGTGCGCACCGCGCCGTGGAGCATCGGAGACGAGCACGGAATTGGGGATTTCATCGTATAGGAGCTGACCATGGCAATCTACCAGCGGAAACTGAACAGCAGCAACAGCGAGATCATCACCATATGGGAGAACGGCGTCACCGATACGTTCAAAACCTTTACTGTTGTCGGCAACAAGGCGGACGGCGTGGGCAGTCACACGCTTGTTAAGCTGCCGCCTGATATCCCCACAAACTGCGTCATCAACTCTGCGACCATCCGCATGCCCGAACGAAACTATGAAGGGTATTGGGGTCCCGCTGCGATCACGGCGAAGATCAGCCGGTTATCCGGCGCGTGGAATGGGAGCCCGACATGGGCGTCCATGCCTGCGCATGATACAGACGTGTACGGCACGGAAGTTTTTGATAACGCCGCACCGCATAACGGCACACTGGATGTTGACTACAACTACAGAACAGGGTACCACGCGGCAAAGTGGAAGTACAAATGCACGGAGACGGGCGAGTACCACTATGAATTGTCTTACCTTGGTACGTCGTACAATGACGGATTCTATCATTACACCTACGTTTCCTATACGGCGGCATACTACGATACCTACATCCTTTACCACAATGTAGATATCAAGGATGTGATGCAGCGCGTTATCAGCTCCGGTGGCTCCGGGCTTATGGTATGGTACGATTTGCCCGGTGCGAATGACAGCCGCAAGTATTTCATGACGCCGCTCACCACGGACGATGCCTTGCAATGGGAGCTGATTATCGACTATACGTCGGTACCGGCACCGACGCCGCCCGGTATAGGCACCATTGGCACGGTGACGGACAGTCCGCATACGTTCGGGCTTACTGCAGCAGAGGACACGAGCGGGAACTTCACACCCGAACAGTTATACTATGCGGCCAAGATATCGTTCAATAACGGAGCAACTTACAGCGACGAGGTGGAGAGCGCCCAGGGCGACCCCGAGGCGTCCCTTGATATCAAGACGCTGCTCGGCATCGCGGCTGGCCAGTATTACTACAATGCTGCCTGCAAGATCAGCGTGCGCACCAAGACGCCCAATTATGGTGGTATGCCGTACTATTCCGAGCCTGTGGTGTCTCCTGCGTTTGTTATCGATTACCGGCTGGCACCGTCCGCGCCCGGTCTGACGCCCAGCAAAGCAGCGCCGTATGAGGGCGAGACGATCACCTTCACCTGCGCGCGCCCTGCGACGTACAACACGCACACGGAGGACGGCAGCGCGAACGCGCTGGATTACCACGTGGAGCTGGCAACCGGCGTTGCGCTCGTAAATGGTGGTGCTGCGGTATCTGCAACGGAGAAGGCGCTGGCATACACGGTTGGCAATTTGACATCTGGCATGGCAGACCTTTCGGCTAACATCCGCGCGCGATGCATCGATGGCGAGGGGCAGGTGGGCGCTTACTGCGCAAATGTCGCTTTCACGGTCAAGCGGTTCCGTGCGCCGGTTCTGAATATCGCCACGGTGGAGCGCACGGCAGACGCGACGGCGAGCGTTGCGATTGTGGTGCAGGATACCGGCTACGGGGCTGTACAAACCGGAGACCAGATCAGCAAGGTGCAGTATAAGATCGATGGCGGCGCATGGGCTGACGTGGTTCTTGGGGCTTGGAGCAGCCTTTCAAACACGTTCGATATCTCCGGGCTTGCGGCCGGACGGCATACGCTGAGTGTGCGCGCGGCCAACGTAGCGCCGGATGGCACGGCATTGGCCGCGATTACCGGCGACGCGGACAGTGTAACGCTTCTCGAATACTCCCCAGTATTCTTCAAGTATCGCAATAGCACAACCGGCGTATCCGGTGTAAAGGCAAAGTCCTTGGTTGTGAGCGACGACTTCAGCGATACCGTTCCGCAGGAAGGCGACGGGTACATCGAGAAGGTTCTTAATGTTGGTCAGGACATAAAAATCAGCGGATTAGCATTGTCAGATCTTTACCTTGGGAAAACAGCCCAATCGGCAGACGCGGAAAAACTTGGTGGAGTTTTGCCAGCAGGATTTTCGAGTGTTGGTTCTATTGCAAATGGGGATATGAATTACGCTGTAACGTCAGGAATGTACCGGCTTGGTGTTCCAACAAACGGACCGGGCATAAACTACGGGCAGTTAATAGTCTCACATGGTCCGGGAGATACAGTATTACAAATTGTTTCAGATTACCTTAGCGGCAGTTTATTCTGGCGATCAGGTAATCCTCCGCAAGCAGGTGGCACCGGCTCATGGGGTGCGTGGCGTAAGCTTTGTCATGATGGAAATTTCCAGATACGCACCGGGCAGTGTACGCTGAACACTTCATCGTGGGTATCGGTATCGTTTGCGTCGCCCTTGCCGGGAGTGCCGCGCATTACGTTTGGACCGGCATCTACAACGTCAGGCGTGCTTGCGCCAAAACACAGGAACGCGTCCGCATCCGGTTTTGAAGCAGTGCTCGGCGGGTCTGGTTTGTCGGGTATCGTTGTGGACTATACCGCAGTGTACTTAGCATAGGAGGGGAGAATTGTGGCTCTTATTAAATCCATAATGACCAGTATAGGGGTGATGTCGACGTATCATGTGATCAGTGCGCTTCATCTGTACCCGGAAACGCCGTCCGCTCATATTGACGTGGATAGTTACGTGTCAAAAGAGATGAAGGACGGAGGGTATGCGCCGCTTATCACGCATCAGTTTGAGTTCACGGAGGATGCCTACCCGTTTGGAGAAACGATCAGCATCTCCGGAGCATACGAAGCAGTCAAGACGCGCGAGATGTTTGCTGACGCGCAGGAAAGCGAGGGTTAAAATGGCAACCTACACGATTAAAAAAGGGGATACGCTGAGCAGAATAGCGGCTGCGAACGGCACCACGATAGACGAGCTCGTGCGCCTTAACAACATCAGCAATCCGGACGTGATACAGGCCGGCGCGAACTTGACGCTGCCCGGAGGCGAGGCTGAAACGGATACGGGTACCAGCACGACGGATACGGCTGTGACGCCTCCGACAACTGCTGATACTTTGGCCGGTATCGAGGGGAATATGCCGACATACCAGCAATCCGAGGCGCTCATGAACGCGCTGGCGGAGCTGCAGACCGCGCAGGCCAATAAGCCAGCTGATTATGTCAGCCCTTACGCCGACCAGATACAGGAGGGGCTTGCCGCGCTGCTCGGGCGTGAGCCGTTCTCCTATGATCTCAATTCTGACCCTACGTACCAGCAGTACAAGGCGGGGGCGATCAGAAACGGGCAGTTGGCCATGCAGGATACGATGGGGCAGGCCGCACAGCTCACTGGCGGGTTTGGCAACACCTATGCGCAGACAGCGGGGCAGCAGGCGTACAACAACGAGCTGTCGGAGCTGAACGACATTGTACCGCAGCTGCAGCAATCCGCCCTTGCCGGGTATGAGGCGGAAGGAGACCAGATGCTGACTGACATCGGCGTGCTGCAGGGCTTGGATGAAAGTGCGTATGGCCGCAGCCAAGACGAGCAGGACGCTTACTACGCCGATCTTCAGTTTAAGGCCGACAGAGCCGACACCATGAGTGAGGACGAGTGGAATAAGCACCTTGCCGATCTGTCCGTGTGGCAATCCAACCGGGATTACTATTATGGGAAGTCTCAGGACGAGCTGGCACAGTCCAACTATGAGAACGAGCTTGCACTGGCCGCTGCTGCAAAGACCGGAGGCCGTGGCAACGGCGGTGATGGCGGC